TAAGAATCTTGCTTGGTTCAATTTCAACCAAGACAGATTTATTATAATTTGGACTGTTGATTTTTTACCAATGGAATTGTTAAGAGCATTTGAAGAGGAGTTTGGAGAGATAAAAGAAATCCATACTACTACAATGAGCAATAATTTCAATATATGGTTTAAAAAGGATGGTGAATAATTGAGTATTTTAAGCGATAAAGGATTGTTGGAGTTGCAGAAAAAACATTCTGACTTCATACAACCCTTTAATTCATTATATTTGCAACCAAGCAGTATTGATTTGCACTTTAGGTTAAACAAGGGAGTTATAGTTCCACCATTAGCAGATGAAACTGATGTAGTGGAAAACTTTAATCGTGTAGTGATACCACCAAACGAATTGGTATTGATTTCCACTTTGGAGAAAGTACACATCCCTAATGGCTTCGTTGGGAGAGTTGAGGGTGTTTCAAGTCTTGCAAGGATTGGATTATTAGTGCATATTACAAGTGGTTTCATTGATCCAAACTTCAGAGGACACATCACACTTGAAATAGTGAACTTGAACAAATACCCAATCATATTAGAAGATGGTTGCAGAATATGTCAATTAGTTGTAGAGAAACTTGAACAACCTAACGATAGAGAGTACAGTTACTCAAGCAACCACTACCAAAGCCAAGACAAAACAACCCCAAGCAGATATGAAGATGACTTCAGAGCAAGTCATTACATCATAAGAACCGAAAAGATGTGATAACCAATGGAAGAAAGAGCAAAAGGAGTAATCAAATGCTACTTCGTACTTAATAAAGGCAAGTGGATTTCTGCAAAAGAAATAAGCGAATTTCTACAAGGGAACGATTTCAAATTAGGCAAATTAGGTAAAGGATTATCCTCTGCGAAAGTGAGCAACCTTTTAAAAAAGAATTACTTTCGTGATTTAGAAGTGCAAAAACAGAGCAACAATAGTAAACTTTACCGATACAATAGGTGAAAATGATGATGGTAGAGCCAACAATAAACTGGACTAACTTTCTAAAAGACTTGGATCAAGGAATGAGTGCCTATAATCTTCAAGCAAAATACACACTTACTCCAAGACAGTATAGGTGGATTATGCGAAAAATAATACGAAAAGATGGTTTTTCAAGGAAAGCAACTGGACTTCCACGAAAAAAGGCACATAGAGATTTCAATGATACTTATATTAGCATATTGAAAGGTAGAAAAGGGTTTATCATAAGGAAAAACAATGTTTATTTTGGCAATTATGAAACCCTTGAAATCGCAAGGAAAGTGAAAAAGGAACTTATCAAAGTAGATTGGGATAAAAACCAGTTAAACAAGATTAGAAAACAACTCAACATAAAACCAATGAGGAATCACAATGAACGATGAGATAAGAAAACTTAACGAAGAGATTGAAGAGTTAGAAGATGGATACTGGGAATTTAAAGGAGATTATGAACAAGACAAAGCAAATATTTTATTGAATACTGACTGGGCAACTGCAATTGGTAAAGCAAAACCTACAGTTGCAGAGAAAGATGCTTACATTGAAATGGAACTTGGAGATAGAAGAGTGCATTATCACAAGTTAAGAAACGAAATCGATATGAAAAAAAGACTGTTCCAAATAATGCTCAAGGAAATCGGTGATGAATAGTATGAATCCAATCTTTTATTTCATTCTTTTTTTCATCTTCTTATTATGCCAGTATTGTATGTTGATGGTTAGTATGTTTGTAGCCAACTTGTCTAATGCTACTGGTCATTATTATTGGAGCATTGTTATAGTGGTGTTCTTATTATTGAATGAGTTATGTTTCGGTCATTATGATTTTGAACTTGGTTTCAATGAAGATGAAACTGATGATGAGTACGAATGGTTAGGAGATGAGAATAATTAAATTATCGTACAAGGAAATCCAATGGTTAAGAGGAAAGTATACGAATGGTGAAGTGTTGCATTTAAATAAAGCAAGTATAGTGAAAAAATGCCATTATTGTGGCAATTACTATACACCAACTCACCATAGACAAGTATACTGCACCAAAAGTTGCAGTAAGAAAGCATTGCAAGACCAAAAAAACGAATGGAAAAGAACCAAATGGATAAAACCAAAAGAAAATGGAACTGGATACATAACCGAAAAAAGAAAAGAAAACTTTGATGATGAATTAAGACAAATCAGAGGCGAATTACGAAGATTAGGAATAAACAAAAGGAAAAGGTGAATAAGATTGATTGAAACGAAATATGGAAATGCTACATTGAATAATTATGGGTATTATAAAATTAGTTCACAAAAGCAAGGGAATAATAACCAGTTATTACATCGTTTGATATGGGAAGAACATTATGGAAAACCAATTCCAAAAAATTGTGTAATTCACCATATTAATTACAATAAAACAGACAACCGAATCCAAAATTTACAATGTGTTCCAAAAGATGTCCACGATAAATTTCATAGAAAAAATGATGCAAAATATGGAAAAGAGCATCATTGTTATGGGAGATGTGGGGAACTTCATCCAATGTATGGGAAACACCATTCTAAAGAAGCGAAAGACAAAATAAGTAATGCTATGAGTGGTGAAAAGCATCCTAATTTTGGAAAAATTTGGAGCATAGAAGATAAGATAAAGATGACTAAATCTTGTACAAATAAACATAATTCCACGAACACTACTGGATACTATAGAGTTTCAACAGTTAAATGTAATAGTTGCAAACAAGGATTCCTTTGGAGATATGTTATTAACTTAAGAGATAATAATGGGAAAATTTACCATAAACATATTTCAAGGGTTAATTTAGAAGATTTAGAAAAAGAAGTTAAAAAACAAGGATTTGAATGGAAAAAATTAGATGGTGATATATAATGGTGTTGGATCAATATGCTTTGAACTCAAAAACAGTAGTGAATATCATTCCTATTTCAGATTTGCACATAGGGAATCCTACTTTTAATAAGGATTTGTTTAAGCAGATGCTTAAAACTATAAAACCTCTTAAAAATCGCCGAATTTATTTACTTGGTGATATGTTGGAAGTTGCAAGTAAGAATGTTGGGGATAGTGCTTATGGGCAAGATTGTACTGTTGAAGAGCAGAGAGAATATTTTATTAATAATATCAAACCATTCAAGGAGGATATTGTTTGTTACTGTATGGGTAATCACGAATATCGTTTAAACAAGGAATTTGGTTTCAATATTGTTAAAGATATGTGTAGAGAGTTGGGGATTCCTTATTGCAATCAGAATTTAGATACATTTTCTATTAATGATTTTGATTTTAGTGTCTTTTGTAGGCACGGTAAAGGTTCATCAAAGACCAAACCATTGGCTATGGGTAAATTGGAGAGAAATACTGAACATATTGTTGCAGATATGTACCTTGAGGGTCATAATCATAAAAATATTTGGTGGTCGGAGTTTAAAAGGTTTCCTACTGGTTATAAACAAATATTTTATGGATATTGTGGGCATTTCTTGGGCTACGATGGTTACCCAGACCAACAATACTTACAATTAGAGCCACCAAGTTGGCAGTTAATAACAGTAAACCAAAATAGACTTGTGAAATGCCACCAATACTTTGCAGAGATCGATTAAAATGAAAATTGGATTGTATAATCTTGAACCGAAGATTGTGAATACTGCAATGATGCAAGTAAGTGCTTATCACAAGAGTCTTGGCGATGATATATATATATAGCCCATTATACCACGATTCTTATGATAAGATTTATGCTTTTAGTTTGTTTGATTTTACTGATAAGGGTTATGTAACTTCAGATATGATTACTGGTGGTACTGGGTTTGACATAACTTCAAGGTTGCCAAAGGAGATTGAAGATTGCAATTATGACTGGTCTTTGTATCCTAATTGTGATTTCAGTATTGTTTGGTTCAGTAGGGGTTGTATTAGAAACTGTCCTTTCTGTGTTGTAAGACAAAAGGAAGATTATATACATTCTGTTGAGCCGAAGAACCTTAATCCTAATGGGAAATGGATTCAAGTGCAAGATAACAATTTCTTTGCTAATCCTAACTGGCAGAGTGCAGTAGACCAATTGTTAGAATGGGATCAAAAAGTAGACTTACAAGGCATTGATATTCGCTTATTTAATGATGAGCAAGGAGTAGCATTGCAAGAACTCAAACACCAAAAAGCGATAAAGATTGCTTGGGATAATCCAAGAGAAAACCTTGACAGTAAGATTGAGCATTTGCTTGAATACATCAAACCTTACAAATTGATGTGTTATGTGCTTGTTGGATATTGGTCTACTGAAGAAGAAGATTTAATGAGAATACATCATCTTTGGGATGACTACAAGATCCATCCTTTCGTGATGCCCTATGATAAGTTCAATCGCTATCAAAAGGACATTGCAAGATGGTGCAACAACAAGATTATATTCAAGACAAGGACTTGGGAAGAATACAAAGATGGAAATAGGAGTTAGATAATGGGAAACAGTAAAACATTAGGTTCTACATTAGGTGCAAGTAATCATAGCAATACTGCAAGAGTAGGTAATGATTATTATTCCACAAACCCAATTGCTATTGATTATTTATTGGAACACGAAGATTTTGATGTGAATGTTTGGGAGTGTGCTTGTGGTAGTGGTAAACTGTCAGAGAGATTAAAGGAAAAAGGACATAATGTGAAAAGCACCGATTTGGTGTATCGTGGCTATGGGGAAGAAGAAAGCATTGATTTTCTTGTCCAAGATCAGGTGTTTGATGGTGATATTATCACGAATCCACCTTATAATCTTGCTTTGGAATTTGTAGATAAAGCATTAGAGTTAAGTAATCGTAAGGTTGCTATGTTTTTAAGGATTCAGTTCCTTGAAAGCAAAAAGAGATATGAAAAATTGTTGAAAGATAATCCACCGAAGAAAGTTTTGGTGTTCGTTAAGAGAATGAGATGTTATCCTAATGATTCTGACACTTTGAAAGGTAGTGCTATTTGCTTTGCTTGGTTTGTTTGGGATAAGGAGTATGATGGTGCTACTGTGTTGGATTGGATCGACAATTTGTGAAAATTTTGGTGAGTGAATTTCGATTGTTCGTAGGAGATGAAACATTATGAGTGAATTTTTATTGTTGTGTAATTTTTTCGTGGGATTGATAATTTTGATTGTTGAACTTGCTATCATTAGTGATTTGCAAGATATTCGTGCAGATTTGTATTATTATAGTGAGCAGAAATCCAATGGTGATTTTGATGAAAGTAAATGAATTGCAAAAGGAACTGAAAGGATTTAACCCTAATGCAAATATAAGTCTAACAGATTCAGAGGACATTTGTCTTTCATATATTAGTGAAGATGGGGCTGATCCTATGACTACCAAGCAAGTGTTTATTGAACCTTGTGATTTTTGTCAAAAATGCCAATTTTATGATGATGGATATTGTAGGGTATATGCGAAGAACTGTGAAGATGTGATAGAGTGCTTTCAGTTCAATGAAAGAATGTGAAAGAAAAGTTATTGTATATGGTGGGATTGGAGAAAAAAACTCTAACAATAGAACTCAATGGAAAATGCAAAATAGAGTGTATGATTCAAGAGGGATTTCTCCTTGCCTTACACAATGGAAATCGAATTACTGGATAATCATATTTGGTGATAAGATTGATTGATTATTTAAGTTTATTTAGTGGTATTGGTGGGTTTGAATGTGGAATCCAACAATCAAATAAATCAGAAATGTTGAATTGTATAAATTATTCGGAGATTGATAAATATGCAAAGTCGATTTATCGTAGACACTTCCCAAACCATACAAACTTGGGAGATGTCAGAGAAATCAGAACAGAGGAGTTGCCAAACTTCGACTTGCTCATTGGGGGATTTCCTTGCCAATCTTTCTCAAATAGTGGGAATAAAAGAGGATTCGATGACACAAGAGGAACTCTCTTTTTTGAAATCGCAAGGATTCTCAAAGACAAAAGACCCAAGTATTTTCTACTCGAAAATGTTAGAGGTTTACTATCTAATAACAAGGGAGAAACTTACAAGAGAATACTTGAAATTTTTGCCAAGATGGGGTATGATGTGGAATGGGAGATGTATAATAGCCAAGAATTCGTTCCCCAAAGGAGAGAGCGAATCTTCATTAAAGGATATTTTAGAGAAAGATGTGGAAATGAAATATTTCTTAACACAAGAACAGATGGATGTTTTAATGAGAAACGAAAGAACAATGTAGTGAAAGATAAACCATATTTGCCGATTAGGGAAACCACAAAGAAAGGTTATAAAGAGGCATATCCTAATGATGGTGTTTTATTGAATAGAGGCAATCGTAAAATTGCAAAGGGTATTGTTCGTAGGGAGCATTGTGGTTGTTTGCAGACTGGTGGGATCTGGGGTACTGTTACTGAAGATTATCATATCCGAAAATTGACTCCAGTTGAATGTGAGCGATTGCAAGGTTTTGTTGATAATTATACAAAGTATGGTGCAGATGGAGAGTTGATAAGTGATAGTCAAAGGTATAAGTGTCTTGGTAATGCAGTTACTGTTCCAGTAATTAAGAATATTTTTGATAATTGGGAGTTGAAAGTTTGATTGAGAAGTTAAAAGAGTTCTTTGATGGTGATTTGGATGTTGAAGATATTCGTAGGGTAAGTGATGTTTCTGATGTGTATGAGGTGGATACGAAAGGTTATTATTATATTCATAATGGTTATCAGATCCCTACTGGAATCTTCAGACATATGCACGAATTTGGATTAGGTGATTTTCAAATCCTTAATCCACAAAGTGGTAAACTTGTGGGTCTTTGGGAGATGGAGTATTTGGTTACTATTCGGTTTACAGTTGAGAATAAGGAATTGTTTTTAGATATGATGGGAGAGTGATTATTGACTACATTAAAGGTTTATTGTTTTGGATTTTCATTGTGTTTTTGTTGCTATGTGTTTGTGTGAGTGTTGATTATGCAGATGATAACATTACAGTTACTGCTAATCAGAGTCAAGTTAATGTTACTAACTGTACTGAAATCAATGGTGTGCATTACGATGATATGATTGTTAATCGTTCAAAGAACCATATTCATACTTATAATGTTGTGAGTGTTAAACCGAAATATCCAATAGTTTCGATGTGGGCAAGACCAAGTGTGAGATGTGGTTTGCCTTATAAATGGTATTATCGTAGTTTTGTGGATTATTGCCCCCATTGTCATCGTTATGGTGTGTTGTATGATGCTCATAAATATCAAGCAAGGTTTGAACACGAATGGACTTGCCGAAGATGTGGGGCAGATTACGATGCAGTAATAGGGAAAGAAAAGTACAGTTGGAGCAGATATTATTTAAGGAGAGCATAAAAATTGGATAAGGAATGTTATAAGTGTGGAATGGTGAAAATCATTCCACCTAATCTTTTGGAATGTCTTGTTGATGAGCATTGTGTTAAGGTTTTTGATTTAGATGTGGAGTCTGCGATGGATAAATTGTATAAGAATTGTAGTAAAACAAGATTGGTTAAACTTGATGTATTAGGTGGTGATTATTAAATGAGTGAGAAACGATTTTCATTGAAAGAATGGGAAGATTTGAATTATTGTGAGCATTGTTTTTATGATGGTGAAAGCCAATTATCTGATGATGATGTTGTGGTTTTGTTGAATGAGCAACAATCCACCATTCGTAAACTTCAAGACTTGTGTGGCAAATCAGATGGAGAAAATATGAAATTGCGAAATGAGATAAAATTATTAAAACCGACCAATATTGAACAGTATGAGCAAATTGTTCAATTGCAAGAAGAGAATGAGAGATTAAATGGTTTGTTATTCGGAACTCCAAAGGAAGCGATAGAATGAGTGAGAAGCGATTTGAAGTCATTTTTTATGGTGATGTCATAAACTGTGTTCGTGATGAAACTGGCAAGGAATACAATCTACAAGAACTCATAGACATACTGATGAAACAACAAGCCACCATCAACAAGTTAAATGATGAACTGGAACTAACTGCAAACACTAAACTATACAGTAGAAGAGAACTGGAAAGGAAAGTTGATGAGCAACAAGCCGAAATTGAACGATTGCAAAAGATAATTGACCTTACACAATATCAGTTAAAGGTACAAGATAGAATATTAAAAGAAGTGGGAGAGTAGAACATTGAATGATACAATAGGATTAACATTGATTGGTTTAATGCTTGTTGGACTGCTATATTATATTCAGAGATGGTTAGAATGACTGAAGATAAAGACAAAAAGATTTGTAGATTAGAAAGGGAAAATCGTAGATTGAAACTGATTAACCGATTGCAAAAAGACATCATTGAAAACTACCAAGAAATAGCCGAACTCAACAACAAGGTGGTGTTTGAATAGGTGCAACATATTCTCAAAAATACAAACACATACTTAAGGAATTTGTGGATTACTGCAACGAAAGACCAAGAACCAGTAGAGCAGACCACCTTGAAGCCCTACTCATAACATTCATACATATGAAAATGGAGCGATACCAATGCAACGATTAAACGAAAAAGATGGGAAACTTTGGAAATTATACCGATTGCATTGCAACCATTGTGGATCAGACAAATGGATACCATTTTGGCTACTGAAGTTAAGGTTTATTTTTTCAAACCAATATCATTATCATTGCCCAGTATGTCATAAACAATCCACATTCATTTTCCAATTCAACACAGTACACGATACATTAGACAAAGATGAAAAACTATTTAACAAAAGTGAAATATGGGAAAGGAGATTACTACGATGACAGAATACTTGATTAGCGAAGAACTTCGTGATAGCATAATCGGTTTATTGATATTATTGCAAAAACATAGCGAAAAAACATATCACAAGTATAGTGGCAGTTACACCAATCGCATAATACTTGATAATGGTAAAGAACTCAAACTACCATATCTCTCTGATTTACAAACCGATTTAGAAAACCTTGATGAAGTCATCGAAACTGGCGAATACAATGCCAAAGCAGAAGAGTTTATACTGATTGCCAAACAAATGGGAATCCTATAAACTCCTATTTTTTTTACACCATTTTATACAAAACCTTTATATACTATGAATGAGATAATATTATTAACAATTACTTCATAGTGATTAATATTAAAAATTAGGAGATGTGAAAAAATGGCAAGAACATCAATCATAAAAGAATGTACCGAAATCATCGGAAACAACTGTGAAATGGACTTTGAATGTTATGGAGTAAGTTACTACTTATCCTACAACACCAAGACTGAAGAAATTGAGTTCAGTAGGGCAACAACAAGCCCAACTGGTGAAACCTACTCTGATGGTGGAATTGACACCAAAACTACTGGCAGAGTAATCAGAGAATGGAAAGCAACCATCGAAGATTACACCAACCTTGCAGTAATGTTCGCAAATAATCCAACCGAACACTTGAAATACGAATATGGTGAAGATGTTGAATGTATTGAGTTCAAAGGGATCTACAGTTCTGATGATGACTGGCAACCTTTCCCAATGAGGAAAGAATACAAACTTGATGCTTACAAAGGAGTTTTAGGGTTGAAAAATGCACATTTTAGTTTAAGCAACCTTTACAATTATGCTATTCAAAAGGACATATTAACCCCTAAAGAAGTCAGAGCATTTGACAAAGCATACAACAAACTTTCAAGCAGTTCTGTGGAATTTGCTTTACAAGATGAACTTTTTGAAGATGATGATTACTACAAAGATAGGGATTAAATATTCCCCATCATCTTTTTCTTTTTATATTTTTGATTTTCATATGGGTTTCTGTAGGGTTTAAATCCCACGAAACCCTTACACCCCAAAAAAATTATCAAGGTGAAAAAATGGATTATACTGAAAGAAAACAACAATTAATTAAAGAAAATGAATGGCTTCCAAAAGCCATTGAAATGTTGAATATGAGATTAATCGATAGGGGCTTCAACTGTGAAAACAAATGGTTAGGCTACTACGATGAATATGTACTCCACTATACCCCCCAAAGATTCCAAAACTACGATGGCGAATGGGAAAAAATGGACTGGGGAACACTTGAAATCCACGAAAAACACGAAGTCTTTAATCCATACAAATACTGTGGTGGAAAAGGAACTGAATACAGAAAATTAGCAGAAATGGAGATGAATGAAAAAAGATGGGAAATCATTGAGAAATTTATTCGTTTTGATGGTTACCAAGTCTATGGTAAAAAAGTAGACCTTTACAGTAATCCAAACCCAAGACCAAGAGTGGAGTTCATCAATGGGTCAGATGTTCCAATAAATGGGTACTATGAATAAGTAGCCATTTCTTTTCTTTTTTATTTTTTCAATGACTGGATTTTCAAACCAATTTCCAATCATTGAAAAACTAAAAGAGAACCTTTTAGTTAAAAAGTTTTAGAGGTGAATTATTATGGTTTTTGAAACTTACACTTGTAAAGAATGTAGATGGGATTACAATTCATATCATTGTATGGGTTGCGA